ATATAATGGAACTAGTTGGACAACTTTAAATAATCACACCAGCAAGTCAGGATTAGCTGCATCATGAACACAATCAGCAGGTTTAGCATTTGGTGGAGACAATGGAGGAGTCACTGGCGGAACATCTAAATATGACGGAACTTCGTGGTTTTCATGCTCTAGTTTAATTATAGGTAGAGCTACGTTAGGAGGTTCAGGAACACAAACTAATGCTTTATCTTTTGGTGGACATGATGGAGATACTTATGTCAATACAACAGAAGAATTCTATTTAGATTTAACTGGGTACAAAACAGCATATAGAAAAACCGATATTTATGAATCGACTGGTACAGATACAGCAGTAACAATAGATTTTACTGATGCTCGTTATGGTGATATGCTTATTGCCATTATAACAAAAGATGATAATGTTGCTACAAATGTAACTCCAACCAATTGGACTCGTGTTAATGAAACTGATGGTAATAATGAAATATACACAGAAATATGGGTATACGATAATTATGCTACTGGTTTCGAGACAACATTTTCTTGGGGAGATGATTCAGAAGAATATATTGGTTACGGCTTAATACTATCAAATGTAGAGTATTTATCTTTACAAACTATTATGAGTAAGGGTGATAGTTCTGCTCCAATTGGTTCACCTTTAACTACCATAGATAATAATTCTATAATGTTTTATGGTGTTTCTGCTGATGGCGGTCACTTACCACATGAACTAACAACACCAGCGTCTTCTGATAATCATATCATATTAGATAGTAGACAAACTACTTCCGGTGGTTCTGGTTCAGTATCTAATACTATTGCATATTCAAGATTTAATGCTGGAGTAACATCTGACACTCCAGCTTGGTCTATTGATGCAGTTGATGAATGGTCTACTTATTCATTCTTAGTATCAGTACAGGAAGCTACTGATGGACTTAATTATTATACATTAGAAATAGATTCTGGAACATACTCATATACTGGAACAGAATTATCATTAGTATATCCAAGAACTATAACTTTAGATTCTGGTAGTTACACATATACTGGAACAGCATTAGATTTTTCAAAAGGATATAAAATATCTGTAGATTCAGGGAATTATACATTCATATACTTATACTGGCTCAGATGTTACTTTTAGTCGTAGCTATATTGCGAAAATTGATTCAGGCTCTTATTCATACTTAGGAACGATTTTAAATTTTTCTAAAGGATACCTAGCATCAATTGATTCTGGAGTTTATAATTATACTGGAACAGACCTCTTACTAAGAAAAGGATCCAAAGAAACTATAGTTTCTGGAACTTATAGCTATATTGGAACAGATTTAGAATTTATACGTACATATCCAGATTTTAATGCAACTATTATTGGTGATTTGTTTAGTATAACAGGTATTTCTTCTGGAGATGCCATAGCACCAAGTTATAGTGCAACGGTAATAGGTGATTTATTTAGTATAACTGGTATCTCTTCTGGTAATACTTTAGTTCCTACTTATGATATAACAGTAGAAGGTGATTTATCTAGCATAACTGGAATATCTGCTGGAAATACGGTAGTACCAAATTACAGTATAGGTGCAATAGGAGAATTATTTAGTATAGTTGGTGAATCAATATTTGTAAATGTGCCTCCATTGACTTTCGCAATAGATGATAGTTATGATATTACATCTGGATCTATTTTTTATTCATCACCACTTAGTATATTAGATAATGATACATATTATTGCGGTGTCTTGCCATCATTTGGTTTAGGCTTCTCAGCAGCATTTGACAAGGAACAATAATGGCTGACATAGAAAGAACATTAACAGAACTAGCTACTCTATTAGCTGATAACTCTTCTGGTGCTATCTCTGCACAAGACATAAGAGACATGTTAGTATCTGTAGGAAACGGAAAGACTGCACAAAATTCTAGTGGTTGGAAAGACAATGTAATGCCACTAAGTGAGGCAGGTGTCCCAACGCAAAATGCTCCTGTTATGACAGCATTTGGGTCATCAGGGGTTAGAGAGGAGTTGGCTTTTGTAGTTAATGACTACTGCTTCATTCATGCTTTTCATATTAATCATGATATTGCTATTAATGGAGACGCTTATCTTCATGTTCATTGGTCATCAGATGGTACAAGTATAGAACCAGTAAAATGGGAATTTGAATATATGAGAGCATTAGGGCATCAACAAGCTGCTTTCGGAACTCCTACTACTGTTACAGTTGAGCAAGCGGCACAAGGTACTGCTTGGTATCATATGATTGCTGAATTTGCTGATATAGATAAACTAACACTAACAGAGCCAGATGAATTAATTTTAGTAACACTTAAAAGAATTACTAATGGTGCTACTGAAAACACAGATACAATCTTTGGTGTAACAGTTGACATACACTATGAAGCAGATAGAGACAGCACTTTAAACAAAGCTCCAAACTTCTATAGTTAATAGGATAGTACAGTGGCCACTTTAGTACAAACATTTAGTTTTGATACAGACCTAGAAAGCTTTGTGCCTAGTAATCAGGGAGATGCTTCATTAATATGGTCACCTGATATAGGTGATCCTGCTGGATCATTATTTTATGATAATGATGGAAGAAGTAATACTGCAACAAATGCTTTATTCACTTGGACAGGTACTTATGAAGATTTAGGCGTTCCTGCTGGATCAACAATAACTAGCATTACATCTACTAGTGCTACACTTAGATGTCCAACATACACTAGAGCAACAACCGCAATATTAAACAATGTTAGGATGACTAATCCTACATTAACACTATCACCAGGAAGAACTTGGACTGCCGCTGCGGCTACTTGGTATACAGATACTGGTTCTGATGCAACTGGATTATCTATAGCTAGTGATAGTACAATAACAGTAATAACTGATGCAACACTAGTAAATGACAATCATCCGTCTGGTGATATAAGAATACATGTTGATAATATCCAATTTACTATAGAGTATAGTGAAAGTGGAAATTCAGTAATAGATTTAGTATCAGATACAATAACTATAGTAGAATCTGATTTATCTATACAAGCTAATGTAAAAGAAAATATAACATTAGAAAGCGACATAATAACAATAGTAGAGTCAGATTTATCTATACAAGCTAATATAGATGAAAATATAACTCTTAATCCAGATATAATAACTATAGTAGAAGATCCATTATTAATATCTATATCATCAAACGAAAATATAACTCTTGATCCAGATATAATAGCTATAGTAGAAGATACACTATCTATACAGGCAAATATAGATGAAGATGTTATATTAATACCAGATATAATAACTATAACTGAAGTTGATCTTGCTATATCAGTATCATCAAGTACAGAAATAGAATTAATACCAGATATAATAACATTAACAGAATATCCATTATCTATTACTAGATGCCCAACAATAATTATTACTCAAGATGCATCTAAAGGCGATCTAGTAGTAAATGTAGGTGGAACATTTACATATGACTATTCAGGTTCTGGTCCATATCCAGATACTGATATATTCAAATATACAATTACAGATCCTAATGGCACTTCTAATGAAGCAACTGTAACTCTTAATATTACTGATTCTGGTCATAATGCGACTGCTGAAGGAGATTTATTAGCTATAAATGGTTCAGTTACAGCTAATCATATAACAGTATATACATCTACTGCTATTGGTGAATTACTACCAATAAACGGTAATTCTACTGCTAACTTTTCTACTGCCCATTATGCTACAGCTATAGGCGATCTATTAGATATAAATCTATACCAAATTATATAGCTACATCTATAGGTAATCTATTAGAAATAAATGGAGAATCAATAGGTAACTCTACAGTACCAAGTTATACATCTATTGCTGAAGGCGATTTATTAGAAATAAGTGGAGAGTCAGCAAGTAACTCTACAGTACCAAGTTATAGTGCTACCATAGAAGGTGATCTATTAGAAGTAAATGGCAATGCTTCTGCTATTTTTGCTACTACTCATAATGCTACAGTTGCAGGTACTTTATTAGAAATAAGTGGAGCTATAACAGCAGATTCCACTGTACCAAATTATACAGCTACCATAGAAGGTGATCTATTAGAAATAAATGGTATTTCTTCTGGAGATACAGTAGTACCAAATTATAGTGCTACCATAGAAGGTGATCTATTAGAAATAAATGGTTCTTCTTTGATGGAAATAGGATTCCATGGAACTGTTGAAGGAACATTAGAAAGTGTATCAGGTATAGTATTAGCAGAATCTACTTTACCAGAAGGTACTGCTACTGGAGCAGGAATATTACAAGCCATTAATGGAGAATCTTCTGCTGAAGTTGGTTTCCATGCATCAATAGAAGGTGATTTATTATCTATAAATGGTATTTCTTCTGGAAATACTTTAGTTCCAAATTATACTGCTACAGCAGAAGGCATATTATTAAATATAGTTGGTGAGTCAATAGTTAGCTTTAGTTCACTTCATCAAGCTACTGTAGATGGAGATTTATTTAGTATAATTGGTACTTCTTCTGCTAATTCAGTAGTACCTAATTATAATGCTATAGTAGAATGTGATTTATTACAAATAGAAGGTAGCGCAACTTTTACTTTTTCTACTACTAATATAGCAAGTGTAGATGGTGATTTATTAAAAATAGAGGGCATATCTTCTGGTAATTCTGTAGTACCTAACTATAGTGCTATAGGTGAAGGTTACCTATTAAGTATAAATGGAACTTCTATAGCAGAAGTAGGATTCCATGCTATAGTAGAAGGTGATCTAAATACAATAGTTGGAACTATATCTGGAGAAACCACACTACCAACTGGAACTGCTGTAGGAGCAGGTTTACTAAAGCAAATAAGTGGTGAAGTTGCAATTGATATAGGTTTCCATGCTATTGCAAGCGGGTCTTTATTATCCATATCAGCAGATTCTACTGGTAACACATTAGTACCAGAATATACTGCTACAGTAGATGGTATTTTATTAGCAATAAATGGTGAATCTTCTGGTAATGTAGGATTCCATGGTATATCAGAAGGTTACTTAGAAATAATATCTGGTATATCTTCTGGTAATACTACGCTGCCAACAGGAAGTGGAGTAGGATCAGGAATACTTAAAGCAATAAGTGGAGAGTCTTCTGCTAGATTTGGTTTCCATGCTATATCAGAAGGAAATCTATTTGAAATAAATGGTAACTCAGTAGGTAATACTGCTGTTCCTAATTATAGTGCTATATCTGAGGGAAATTTATTAGCAATAAATGGAGAGGTAATAGCAAATAGTGTTCCAGTTGCTTTTATTGCTACTGCTGAAGGATTTGTATCTGCTATATATGGTGAATCTTATGCTGATATAGGATTCCACGGAACTGCCAATGGAGAATTATTTTCCATAATAGCAGAATCTATAGCAAGCTCTGGAGAATCAATAACTTCAGGAACAGCAGAAGGTGATTTATTTAGTATAAGTGGTGATTCTTCTATGGGATTTGGATTCCATGGAATAGTAGAAGGTGATTTATTTAGTATATCTGGAGAATCTTCAGCTAATTCAGAAGTTCCTCATTATACTGCTACAGCAAATGGAGAACTATTTGAATTTATTGGATCTTCTTCTGGAGTATTTGCCAAACGACCATTTATTGGAACAGCAAATGCAGTATTAGGAATTATATCTGGTGAGTCTGAAGGAAATAGAACTGTTCCTCATTATAGTGGAGATGGTTCTGGTGATTTATTTGCTATAAATGGATTAGCATTTTTATATACAACTGAAATACCAAGAGATAAAATTAGATTTTCAGTAAGAATGAAAGCAAAATTAAATGAATCTGCTTTTATTGCTACTAGATTAGAGAATAATGTTTTTGTTGCAACTAGCGTAAGAACTAAGAGTTCAGTTGCTACAAGTTTAACAAATAAGGTAGAATTATAATGTCATGTGTTGATGAAATCTTTGTTGGTGATATAGGAACAAGTATCGAGTTTTTAATAAAAGAGTGTGATGATTCAGACCCAGATAATCCTGTTGAGGTGTTAGTTGATGTTAGCACAGCTACAGCTATGCAAATAATATTCTTAAAGCAAGATGCATCTACACTGGTAGTAACAAATCCACAAGTGCGTTTTTTAACTAATGGTGAAGATTCAATAATACATTATTTTATTGTTGATGGGGACATAGATCAGGCAGGATATTGGGAAGCACAACTAAAGGTAACATTACCTACTGGTGTTTGGTACACCAGTAAGATTAACTTTACTGTTAGCAGTCCTATTGTAGCAGTTGCATAGTTATTTATTTGTCATTGAGTAGAATTGATCTTCTGTTATGATTATACAGTTTAATCTAGTTGCAGTTGATATTTTCTTAGCACCAACATTAAGACCTGTTACTAGATAATGGGTCTTTTTATTTACTCCATTTTGAACAATAGCACCTAAACCAATAGCTAGATTTTGCATGTCTTCTCTATTAGATGACATCTTACCTGTAAATACCATACCCATATTTGTAAAGCATGATTGTTTTATTTCAATCTTGCTACTTACTATATTGAATCCTAAACTATATATATCATCTATCATTTCATAATTAGTATCAATATAATCTACTATATTAGATGCAGTAATATCACCAAGACCTTCTGTTGAGACAAAGTCTGAATAATTACAATTATATAATATATCTCTTACATTATAATCTTTCAACATCTTCTTCGCGTTTCCTGCGCCTAAATTTACTATGCCTAGCCCTGCAATAAATTTAAAATCGAGCAAATCTCTTGTTAAAGACTGTTGGAGTTCGTTGTATAAGTTGTCTGAAGTCTTAGCTCCAAAACCAAAGAACATAAAATCATCTGGTTGTAATTCATATATTTCAGCTATAGTTTCTACACCATTTTCTATTAATTTCTCAATAGTGCTTGGGCCAAATCCATCTATTATATCTATTGATGCAAAAAAGTGTACTAGTGCTCTACCTACTTTTGCATCACATAAAGGATTCTTACACATTAAATCAACACCACTATTAGACCACTCTAGTAGACTATCACAACTAGGACAATTTGTTGGTAACACACTCATTTCATAACTCCTGAACACTTAGCAAATATATTCATAGTATTGGAAAAATCTATATCATCTTTATTTATTTCTTTACTTATTTCTTTATATTTAACTATTTCAACTTTCTGTTTTACTTTACATGGTGTTGATATTGCTTCCCATAAAGTATATAGAGTTCCATATTTAGCATTAATTTTATTTATTCTTTCTGATAGTTGCACCCGTGTGATACTACATTCATAAAATTTTAACATCTCTTTTATAGTATAATATCCTTTGTGATTTGGTTCATCTAATTTATAGAAGAATGATTTACCTAAACCTGGAACTATCTCTCTATTTATATTTTCATATTTATGAGTGTTTTTTATTTCTTTTATTATTCTATCTATCTTTTTCATAATACTCCAACCTGATAATGTTTGTTGTAGAATTTATCAAAATAGCTATTCATTATTTCTTCAAATTCAGGATATTTATTTATTAAAATATTCATTTTATTCTTTTTTATTTTCCAATAATGATCTTGTGCAGAAATTATATTATTATGAAAACTTCCATCTATGCGTGTTATTATTGAATTATCTCTAAAAGATACACCAAGAATATTATTACTTTCTTTTATGTGAAAAAAAGAATTTATTTCTCTTGGAATAAAGATGCATTTACTAGGACTATATTCTTTATTTTCAAAAACAACTAAGTCCTTATCCAAATGATAATCTATCTTATAATTATCATAATACCAAGGGGCAAAGTTTTGAAAATTATGCCAATAATAATTAACATAGCAGTCCTTATATGCTTTTGGAACACTACCATAACACCTATCTAACATAAGATGCCAAACTATATAAGCATCTTTATTCTTACTCCAATTATAATATCCATCACCTAAGAATCCTGTTTCATATATACTCTCAATATAGTTACTTTTCACTGTCCCTTTTCTTATGTTTCCAGCTTCAGCAAATTTAGTATTTCCTGTATTAATAAATTTTATAAGAATTTTACTGCATGATATATAATCAACTACCTGTATGTCTCCGTTAAATCTTGTATGAAAAATATCTCCAACTTTTATCACATCAATCTCCTATTACTGAAACAATATAAGGAATGACTGATCCGCTTCTAACAACTTCTATATCTTTACCAACTTCTATGCCCGTATCAATTACCATTTTAGCATTGTGACCAGACGCTCTACTTACTATAGCTCCATCTATTTCTATTGGATCCATAATTACAACTGGGCATACTTTACCAGTTCTTCCTGTTTGCCACTTTATATCTATTACTTTTGATATATATTTTTTATCTTTAGGCTTTAATGCAATTGAGTAATTAGGATGATGTTCTGTGCATCCCAT